GGAACAGTTCTTTCTTATCTTCACAAAGCAATCAAGGCACTCAATCAACTTAGAATGATTGAGGATTCTTTGGTCATCTATAGATTATCAAGAGCACCAGAACGTCGTATTTTTTACATTGATGTTGGTAATCTTCCTAAAGTAAAAGCAGAGCAATACCTTAAAGAGGTCATGTCTCGCTATAGAAATAAACTCGTCTATGATGCGAACACCGGAGAGATTCGTGATGATCGTAAATTTATGAGTATGATGGAAGACTTCTGGCTTCCTAGAAGAGAAGGTGGTAGAGGAACTGAAATCACAACTCTTCCTGGTGGACAAAACTTAGGAGAACTTGCTGATATTGAGTATTTCCAAAAGAAACTTTATAGAGCACTTGGAGTTCCCGAATCAAGAATTGCTGCTGATGGTGGATTTAATCTTGGACGTTCTTCAGAAATTCTTCGCGATGAACTTAAGTTTTCTAAGTTTGTTGGAAGATTGAGAAAGCGTTTTGCAAACATGTTTAATGACATGTTAAAAACTCAATTGATTCTAAAAAATATTTGCACTCCAGAAGATTGGAATCAAATTAGTGATCATATTCAATACGATTTTCTTTATGATAATCAGTTTGCAGAATTAAAAGAAACTGAAATGATGAATGAGCGTCTAGGAACGCTTGCAACGATTGAACCTTACATTGGCAAATTCTACTCAAGTGAGTATGTTCGTAAGAAGGTTCTTCGCCAAACTGATGCCGAAATTATTGAAATTGATGAACAGATTCAAAAAGAAATTGAAGATGGAATTATTCCAGACCCCAATGCTATTGATCCTATAACAGGAGAACCATTACCTGCAGAAGGTGGGGATATTGGAGCAATGGGCGATGTCCCAATGGAACCAGAAATTGATGGTGGTATCACTGATGCAGAGATGCAAAAAGATACTAAAAAAGCAGAGATATAAATAACTGAATAGGACTTATATTAATTTTTATGGAAGAAATTGTAGATTTGATTGCTGTTGATTCGTCAGCAGCAGAAGTTAGTGATAAAATTAAAGATCTTTTATACACAAAAGCAACTGAAAGGATTGATAGTTTCAAACCAGAAGTTGCATCTTCTATGTTCGGTGAAGTAGAACCTGAGGACCAATCATCATCTGAGGATCAAGAATAATGGCACATAAACCGGTAGGAAGCGGAGTATCTTTTGCTGCTTCTGCAACAACAGCAACATCTGGTATCATGACTCATTTTACCGATACTGTTAGAATAACTGCTTTTGGTGGAGATGCACATGTTGTAACTGGGACTGATCCTACTTCTTCAATATTTGACTATTATATTCCAACAGGTACTTCAGCAACACTGAGTATTGGAAGACCAAGGTCACAAAAAGTCGTTGGTGTCACAACTGGCACTACTACAATTATTGATTTTCCTGCAGGAACTGGAAGTCCATTCGAAGTTGGAGATAAAGTTCAACTGACTGGAATTGTTCCTACCGGTATTAATGGCGGGATCAGCACGGCCGGAATTGGACTGACGGTTCTTTCAGTCCTTAATGGTTCTTTCAGTAGTAATTCTAATGGTGATCCTGGATTCTTCAGCACAAGATTGACTCTTGCACATAATACTTCTGCTCAGGGACCAGTTACTATTAAGGAAGGTGAACTGAGAGATGTTTTCCAAGTAGCAGCAGTTGGAACTGCTTCGGGGGTATATGTCCAGCAAGTACAAATCACTGGAGTAGCTTAATGAAACTAATCACGGAAGAAATTTCTAGCGTCAAATTTGTCACCGAAGGCAAAGGTTCTAGTAAAAAGATGTATATTGAGGGAACTTTTCTCCAGGGCGAAATTAAGAATCGCAATGGAAGAATGTATCCTGTTTCAACTCTTGCAAAAGAAGTTGGAAGATATAACGAATCATTCGTCAATAAAGGACGTGCTCTTGGAGAACTTGGACACCCCGATGGTCCTACCGTCAATCTAGATCGTGTTTCCCATAAGATTGTTTCTCTCCGTCAGGAAGGAAATAATTTTGTAGGTAAAGCACAACTGCTTGATACTCCGATGGGCAAGATTGCAAAATCACTTCTTGATGAAGGTGTGATGCTTGGCGTCTCTTCTCGTGGTATTGGTTCTATTAAAGAAGATACTAATGGTGTCAAAGTTGTAGGTGAAGATTTCATGTTGGCAACTGCTGCTGATATCGTTGCCGACCCTTCTGCTCCCGATGCTTTTGTTTCTGGAATTATGGAAGGAAAAGAGTGGATTTGGGAAGGAGGAATCCTTCGCGAACAACTTGCAAAAAGAACACAACAAAGAATTAATACTCTTGTCATTGAAAAAAGACTTGAGGAACATAAGTTGGAATTATTTAATAATTTCCTCTCAAATCTTTAAATTATAAATAAATATAGATTAATACAATCATGTCTAATCAAATGTCCGTTGGTAGCAATTTACAAGAAATGGAAAACGTAGTAACTAAAAACGCTGCGCCTGGAGAACCAATGCAGAAGTTAACCACAGGTGGTACTCCTGCTACGTATGAGGATCTAGGTGGGCCGACCCCAGAAAACTCTAGACCCGATGACGATTCTAACAAACTCGCCACTCCTGGTGCAACTCTAAAACAAGTCAGAGATGTTGTAAACAAAGGTGCTAAACCTGCGGAAACTGCAAAGGGCATGAAGGAAGAGGAAGCTGAAGTAGAAGTAGAAGAGGATCAAGAAATTGTATCTGAAGGGGAAGCAACCGAAGAAGAAGTAGTTTCTGAAGAAGAGACCACTGAAGAAGAAGTTGTTGTCGAAACTACTGAAGAATCAGAAGAAGTAATTGATGTTGAAGAAGACATCAATGCTTTAATTTCTGGCGAAGAACTTTCCGAAGAGTTCCAAGAAAAGGCACGCACCATCTTTGAAGCAGCAATTAGAACTAAGATTGCAGAAATCAAAGAAGAGATGAAGTCCGAGTATGAGAAATCTCTTGTAGAGGAAGTTGCTGCTGTTAAGGCAGAACTTTCCGAGCGTACCGACGCTTATCTTGAATATGTTGCTGACGAGTGGATTTCTGAAAACCAACTCGCAGTTGAGCACGGTCTTAAGACCGAAATGACCGAATCATTCCTTACTGGAATGAGAGGACTTTTTGAAGATCATTATGTAACAATCCCTGAAGAAAAATATGATGTAATTCATAGTATGGTAGAAAAACTTGATGAAATGGAAGATAAACTCAATGAGCAAATCAATAAGAACGTTGCTCTAAATAAAAGATTATCAGAATCGGTTGCCGATGTAATCCTTGCGGACGTATCAGAGGGTCTTGCTCTCTCCCAAAAGGAAAAACTCGCTTCTCTTGCTGAAAATGTTGAGTTTGAAAGTGAATCTAACTATCGTGAAAAACTGGCAACGTTGAGAGATTCTTATTTCTCTACTAACCCCAGCGCACAAAGAAACCATTCAGAAAATATTTCTGAAGGTGCAGAGGGAGGACATCAACCAGAAGTATCTGGTCTGATGGAATCATATCTTCAGACTCTGAATAGAGTTTCGAAAAAGTGATTTTTTAAATTATTAAAAACAAACAAAACAAAAAAATTTAAGAGGCAAAATTCAAATGCAAATGTTCAATGCCGAACAACTGCAGGAGAAGTGGGCACCAATCCTTAATCATGACGGTCTCGGAGAAATCCAAGATCCTCATAAGAGAATGGTTACCTCAGTTCTTCTGGAGAACCAAGAAAAAATGCTTAGAGAGGAAGCTCAATTCCTCGGAGAAGCAGCTCCTACTAACTCCACTACTGGTGGTACTGGAGCAATCAGTAATTTCGACCCCGTTCTGATCTCCCTGATCAGACGCTCCATGCCTAACCTGGTCGCTTATGACCTGGCTGGTGTTCAACCGATGAACGGTCCTACTGGACTGATCTTCGCAATGCGCTCTCGCTATGCCGGACAAGGCGGCGAAGAGGCATTCTACAACGAAGCAGATTCTGCATTCTCTGGTCAGAATGATGGATTTGGTCTTGAAGGTGGAATGACTCAGAAGGCCGTTGGTCTTGGTACTACCAATCAGCAAGGAACCAACCCTGGTGCTCTTGACGGTACATTCCCTGCAACTGCAGATTACGAAACCTACAACGTAGGTAACGGAATGACCACCCAAAATGCTGAAGCATTGGGTGATGCAGCGGCTAATGAGTTCAACGAGATGGCTTTCTCGATCGAGAAAGTTACCGTTACTGCCAAGTCACGCGCTCTGAAAGCTGAGTATTCACTTGAACTCGCTCAGGACTTGAAAGCAATTCATGGTCTGAATGCCGAAGCGGAATTAGCAAACATTCTCTCCACAGAGATTCTTGCTGAAATCAACCGCGAAGTCATCAGAACCATCTATAACGTTGCTGTTCCTGGTGCTCAGGCTAATGTTGCAACCGGTGGTACTTTCGACCTTGACATTGACTCTAACGGACGTTGGTCTGTTGAGAAGTTCAAGGGTCTCATCTTCCAGATGGAAAGAGATGCTAACGCTATCGCGCAGCAAACTCGTAGAGGAAAGGGTAATATGATCCTCTGCTCTGCTGACGTTGCTTCTGCACTCACCATGGCAGGTGTTCTTGATTACGCCCCTGCACTCAACGCTAATCTTAACGTTGATGACTCCGGCAACACCTTTGCTGGTGTTCTTCAAGGCAAGTATAAGGTCTATATCGATCCTTACGCTGCTAACGTTTCTGCTAACCAGTACTACGTTGTTGGTTATAAAGGTTCTTCACCTTATGACGCAGGTCTATTCTACTGCCCATACGTTCCTCTTCAGATGGTTCGTGCAGTTGGAGAGAACACCTTCCAGCCCAAAATCGGATTCAAGACTCGCTACGGCATGGTCGCTAATCCCTTTGCTCGTGGTGCTTCTCTTGATAACCCTGGTGTTATCGCCCGTAACTCTAACCGCTACTATCGTCGCGTTAAGGTTCAAAACCTTATGTGATCCATCGGATACACAAAGTTCATCAGACCTCCGCAAGGGGGTCTTTTTTTGTCTAAATATAGATAAAAGCAATCCTGAGATGAAATCTACACCAAGAGAGCATAAAGAAGCACTAAACCGTCATGCTACACTTGTGCAGCATTTGATTGATGAAGGTTATGCTCAAGATGAAGAGTCTGCAAATAATATCATCATGGGTATGAGTGAACAGTGGTATTCTTTGATTATTGACTAATGAAAGATTTTAATAAGTTTATTGAGGAAGCAGCATCAAAGAGATGTCCCTTAGGCCAATACTATTGTTATACAGATAAAAAATGCAAGCAAATTCCAAAAGGATATAAGATGGTGGGTCCTGCCGGATATCTCCGTAAAGAAAACGGACATTCAGTAGACGATAATAGTGATAGCGAAAGTAATGGCAATGGCAATGGCAATGGTGGAAATGGTAATGGTGGAGGCAACGGTGGCGGAAATGGTGGCGGTGGTAATGGAGGATAATAATGGCAACAGCATTTGACAATCAAATCCAAAACAGGAATTTTTTAGCACCTGTTGGGTTTAGATTTACTTTGGCAAAAGAACCCAAAATTTCTTTTTTCTGCAACTCGGCAAGAATACCTGAAATAACACTAGGGAATTCTGTCCAACCAACATATCTCAAGGATATTGACATCCCTGGAGAGAAATTAACTTATGGTGATTTTTCTTTGAGATTTTTAGTTGATGAAAATCTTGAAAATTATATGAAGATGCACAACTGGTTGACTGGACTTGGATTTCCAGAAACCCCCCAACAGTTTAAAACTTTAACAACTGATGAAATTTCGGGTGAAGGAGCACTAGATCAACAGTTTAGTGATGCAAGTCTTCATATTTTGAATAGTAATTATAGAGATGTTGCTATTGTAAAATTTAGAGATTTGTTTCCGGTTTCTCTTTCATCGTTGGAATTTGATGCATCAGGAGCAGACATTGAATATTTTACGGCAGATGTCACATTTAAGTATACGATATATGATATACTAGGAGCAGACGGAAGAACACCGTTGTAAGCAATTATTTTTTTTATTATGGATCTTGATAAAATTCAATTAATGTGGGAAAATGATTCAGTCATTGATCCAGACAATCTTCATAATGAAAGTTTAAAGATTCCTCAATTACATTGTAAATATTATACCATCTACAATACAATTACTCTGTTGAGAGAAAGAGCAAGAGACTCTTACAACAAAGTAAAGTTAGAAAGATATAATTACTATACCGGGAAAGCACCAGCAGAAGTGTATGCCGAAGATCCATTTCCCTATAAAGTAAGAGAAAAAGATGCTATTCAAAGATATATTGAAGCAGATGAAAAATTAACTAAGTTTGATCTTAAAATTAGATATTATGATACCACACTTAAGTTTTTAGAAGAAATTATTAAAACAGTTTCCAATAGAACCTTTCAAATTAAAAACGCAATTGAATGGCATAAGTTCCAATCTGGATTCAATTAAGGTCTATAAATATTTTTATATTGATCTAGATGAATGTCACATTTGATTATATCAAAGAAGAATGAAGTATATCTTCATGTTGATTCTGAGATTCATATTCATTACGAATTAGCAGATCAATTTACATTTGAAGTACCTGGTGCTCAATTTTCTCCATCGTATAAGAAGAAATATTGGGATGGAAAAATTCGTTTATTTAATATTCAGACTAAGGAAATATATATTGGTCTTTTAGATCGCATCGTTCAATTCTGCAAAGATCACGGATACACTTACGAATTTAAGGATAATAAGTATTACGGATTGCCATTTGAAATTAATGATGGCATATCTAAAGAAGGTGTCAAAGATTATGTAACTGCAATATCAAAATATAAACCTAGAGACTACCAGATAGAAGGTGTATACGACGCCTTAAGACATAATCGTAAGTTGCTGATATCTCCAACTGCTTCTGGAAAGTCTTTGATGATATATTCTCTCGTGAGATACTATGTTGAGAAGCAACAAAATATCTTGATAGTTGTTCCGACGACTTCGCTAGTAGAGCAGATGTATAAAGATTTTGAAGATTATGGGTGGAATGTAGGTTCATATTGTCACAAAATCTATGCCGGAAAAGAAAGAGAAACTGATTCTCAAGTAATCATAACAACTTGGCAGTCTATCTACAAATTGCCAAGACAGTATTTCTCTAGATTTAATGTGGTTATTGGAGATGAAGCACATCAGTTCAAAAGTAAGTCATTAATATCTATAATGACAAAACTTGCTGATGCCAAATATAGATTTGGATTTACCGGAACTCTTGATGGATCTCAAACTCATAAGTGGGTTTTGGAAGGATTGTTTGGTCCTTCATATAAAATTATTAAAACTGACGAATTAATGAGTAAAGGGCATTTGGCCAAACTAGACATTAATGTAATTCTACTGAAGCACTTACCGAATAAATTTGAAACTTATGAGGATGAAGTTAAGTATATCATAGGTCATGAACGAAGAAATAAATTCATTAAGAAT